GCTGTAGAGCGGGGTCGTGTCGGGCGCATAGGTTGCGCCGTTTCCGGTTACCGGCTGGTCGCCGTAGGGGATGATCTTCAGCAGCCCGCCCGACCAGACGATGGCGCTATTGGTGATTTGCGCGATGTCCGAGAGGTGCCGCTGCGCCTCCTGCTGAGTATCGAGCACCGGCGACAGAAACAGGCCGACCGCGCGGCAATAAGTTTCGTACAGCATGAGATCGCCAAGGTTCGCGGCCGGAAAGCCTGCTCCATAGCGAGAGTTGGTGAGAAAATCCGCAACGATGGCCGCCGGGTTCGCATCGAGGCCGTTGACACCGCTGAGCGAGGCAAGGCCGCGCACCTCGAACGAAAAGTTCGGCAAGGTCGCGGTATTGCCGAGCCCATAATTGTTGGCGACGATATTGGCGGTCCCGGAATAGCCGAGCGCCTCGCTCGAATGATTGGCCAGCCAGAACGGGTCGGCGAGCTGGCCGTCCGCGCCGGCGTATAGCGCAGCGGGGAGCGAGGCCAACGTGCCGGTGTTCTTGTCCCACCAGACCGTGCCGATGCCGTCGATGGGCCCCTGGCAGACGCCCATTATCACCGAGGCGGTGTAGGTGTATTGCCCGCCGCCCTTCCCTGACCCACCGCCCTTGCCCTTGGCGCTCGTGCTCCCGGGCGTCGCGGCGAAATCGTCGTACGAGACCAGGTTGGGCGCGACCCGCGCCGTCCCGTAGACGAGCGGGATCACCCCTCCGCGCTGCGAGGTCTGAAACTGCAGCGAGCCGACCGCCGTCTGCTGCTTGGCGTTCGACCCGCCGCCGACAATGGCGGCCATTGGTTGGTTGCCTCAGAAAGGGCAGAAAAAGCGGACGGTGCGGCCGGCGAGCGGCGGCTGGCCGGCATCGCCGTAGGTCACTCCGGCATTGTGCCAGGCGTGAATCAGCCGCGGCCAGGCGACGATGATAGCGCCATGCGCGAAGCATCTGCCGAACTTGAACAATGCGATGTCGGCCGGCCCCGGGCTTGCGACCTCACGCGCATGCCGCATCACGCCATCGAGATAGCGATCGGCGCTGCGGTGCAGGTGCCAGTCCGGCGGGTAGAACGGCACCACCATCGGCGGGACGATGTTGCAGGCCGTGTAGACTTCGGCCAGCAGCATCAGACAATCGGTGCCGGCCCCCTTGACCCGGCCCATATGATGATAAGGGGTCGCGAGCCACCCTTCGGCCGCGTTCAACACCTCGGCACGGCGCGGGTCCGGCCCGGTCATATCGCCGTCTCCGGTGTCGGAATGAACGGAAATCCGCCGAAATGCACGGCGTTGCCGAAGACGTTCGTGCAGGTCGCAAGGGTCCGATCGCAGCCAGGCAGAAGCAGAAACAAATCGCCCGGCGTAACCGCCGACAGAAATGCCCTGCGAACCAGAACCGCGCCGTCCGTGAGCCGGGCGATCGTGCGGCTCGCCCCGGCATTGCCGCCGCTTGCTCCCGTGATGGTGCCCTGGTCGTAAAGCGTGCTCGGGCTCGGCGCGATGCTCGTGGCGATCGCCGTCTGGGTCGATCCGGCGAGACAGCCGAATGTCGCTTGCCGCGACGAGCGGTCGAATTGGCACATCGCGTCCCCGAAGGTCAGGGTGCAGGCCGACTGCCAGAGCCGTCGCGGCATCTGTATGTTCAGCAATTCGAGATGAGAGCGGCACCGCAGGTCGACCGCAGTCCGGCTGCAGTCGATATCCGACACGCGACCCGCGAACAGGATGACGGTTCCCGGACTGGTGTCGCCGTAGCTCGGCATGAATGCCCGCTCGAGCTGGACCAGCGCCCCGTCGAACTGCCCGAGCCACATCGCTTCGAGAAACGTTAAATTGCCGACGAGATCGCTCGGCTCCGGATAGATCTTGATCGCGAGCTCGTCGACTTGCGTGCCGATCACGGTCTTGGTTTTCGAACGCTCGAATTTCGGACCGGCCACGAATTCGAGACCGCCCACCGCGAGCGTGGTCGGTGACGCCGAAAAGCGCAACGTCTCGCCACCCACCAGCGTGAAGGTATAGAGATCGGCCATCACAAATCGGTCGCCGCCATTGAGCAACGCAACTAATGCAGGCGTCGCCGTTTTCATGGCCGCACCGAGATGAAGCTGAGCTTCTTCAGCTGCCACAGCCGATCCATGAAGTTTTCGAAATCGTACCGGTCGTCGATAAACCGACAGCGAAAGTAGTAGCTGAAGTCGGCGGTAATGGTCAGCCCATTAGGCGGCGGGGTCCCGAACGTCAACACGCCGGTCTCCGGATCGACCCCGTAGCCGACCGGGCTTTGCGTGACGCCGTTGAAATACACTGCCGTTACGGCCTCCGGCGCGGCGATTGGCTCGAAGAAGCCGCCGCCCGGCAGGGCGGTCCCGATCGCTCGTTGCAGCTGGAAGGCGGTGGCGCTGGCGTTGCCGATTCCGAGAAATTGATCCGAGACCTCGCAGTCGGTCGGGTCCTGAAACAAAAAGGAGCCGTAGGCGCCCTGGCACATCAGATAGAACCCCATCAGAGTGCGCAGCTCGTCGAGCCCGGCCGCGGCGTTGTCGCGCAGAAACTCGAAGGCGAGCGTGAATTGCCAGAGCGGAAACGGGTAATCGAGCGCCCGCAGCTCCCGGCCCGATGCGGCGCGCTGAATGCGCGTCTGAAACGTCGGAGTTTTGGTGACGCTCCAAGCAAGGCCCGGCAGCGTCGGAAAGATCAGCGCCATCAGGCGTTCCGCAGCATGGCGCCGTTGCGCATCGCTTTGTTGAGAGCGGCGACGAGCTGGCTCCCGTTCGTCTGAAAGAACCGCTTCACATCCTGGCTGTCGATCGCCGAAATATTGATCATCACCGACCCGCCGGGACCGCCGCCGTCGAAAATCATTCGTTGCAGCCCTTGCGAGAGATTTGCCGGCAACACCATTTCATTACGGTGCACCATCGCCAGCTGGTCCGATGGAACAACCCAGCCGCCCGCGGCCGAGGCGATCGATCCCGCGGCCGCCATCACGGTCGCTTCCCCGGCCGCCGCCGGCCCGGCCGCTGCCGGCCCCATGATCGGCGCGAGAAACGCGAAGATCCCGGCGAACGCTTGAGCGCTGTCGGTGACAATGCTCTTGACCGCGTTCAATGCCTTCAACGCCAGCCCGGCGGCCAGGCCGTCGCCCTCGGCGGCGGTGCGCGCCGCCGAGCCGGCCTCGGTCGCCGCCGTCATGCCAAGCTCGGCGGCGATCCAGTTCGTCACCATCTTGACCCCGGCATTGACGAACTCGGCTATGATCGACTGGGTGATATTGGCGACGGCTTTTTGCAGCGTCGTCGTGCCCAGGATCATGCCCGTGATCGCCGTGTCGAAGGCGCGCTGGATCGGCTGCATCAGATTCTGCCACGCCCGCTGGCTCGCCAGCACCGCCTGCGTGTCGAGCCTTTGCTTGTCGGTCAGGAACTTCTCATAGGCCAGCCGCTCTTCGTCGAGCAGCTTTTGCCTGGTGTGGGCGTCGTTTTCGGCGGCGGCCAGCTTCTTCTCGAAATAGTCCTGGTCGAGGGCCCATTTGGCGTCCAGCAGCCCTTGCAGCCTGACGATCTCCTCGCTGGCGGAGATCTTGCCGATTTGCGCCTCCGCCTCGATCGCCGCGCGTTTACGGGCAAAGGCGGCATCGGTCACTTTTTGGTCGCCGGCCAGCTCGTCCAGCGCGTCGCGTTCTTTCTGAACCGCCAGCTGCTTTTCGAGCTGATAGATGTTGTGCTCGACGGCGAGCCGGGCCTTTGAGCCGACTTCCGTCAATGCCAGCTTTTCCTGCCAGAACGCCAGCTCCTCGGCTTTGGAATCGCGAAAGAATGCACGCTCGTCGGCGAGCTGGCTTTCGAGCTCGGCGCGCCAACGCTGCACCCGGTCGTCTAAGCCGCTCCGAGCCGAGCCGGCCCTCTGCGACGATCCTCTTGGGGTGCCGAGGCCGCTGCGCAGTTCGGCGATTGCCCCTACGGGGATCAGCCCTTCGGACACGGAGCCCGACAAGCCGGCAGCCCGGGTTTGCAATGACGCAATCGTCGTTCCGACCTGCGCGAAGGCGGCCCCGATTTGCAGCTGCGCACGCTCGGCGGCGGCGCCGAGCTCGGCAAACTGCGCGCGCATCGCCTCGGCCGCCGACTGAACTGTGCCCGACGCCTGCTCCATTCCGGAACGCAGATCGTCGGTTTCGGCACTGACGACGACGCTCGTTTCTAGATCTGCCAAACAGAACTCCTCTCTGCAAACCGCTATTCCGCCGATCTGCCCCGGCGCTTGAGGTCCCGGAAATCGAGGGCGACTTCGCCCAAGCCGGCGTGAACGTCACCGGCGGCAAAACCAGGTCCGAGCTCGGCGAGAAGCGAGCTGAGCTCCGCTTTCCCGGGCGGTGGGCGGTTCCCATGCACTCTTGTGGTGCCGACGCCGAGATAGGCCGCCAGCAGCATGTGCAAAGGCGGATGCTCGGACCAGTAGCCGGCCAGCTCCTCGAAATCGAGAAGCGTCATCACATCGATTTCGGGGTAGCTGTAGCCGCAGGCGGTGGCGAGAAGACCGTAGATTCTTCCCCAGTCGTCATCTGGCTCGCCACCGCGGCCGCTTCCCCCGGCGAGGTCTCGCGAGCCTTGAGACCGGAGCCGGTCAGGACCACTCCCAGCACATGGCCCGCATTGCCGAGATCGAGCAGGCTCTCCACGGTCTCGACCGTGATCTCCGGGTAGTTGCGCTGCAGCGCCGCCGCGACGATCTCGACGAGCACGGCGATTTGCGTCTCGTCCATCGC